TGACGCAAACAACTCAGGCATCGCGATTGACTACCCCGGTGGAGAAGTAGTGGCAGCAGGAGACGGTGCATCTTTTGTACAGTCGATGGAGAAGTTGATTTTGTTTCGAGGTAAGAACAAGACCCCGTTGGAATGGGATGGTGATTATTCAAGCCCGACTGACTTCGTAGTCAAAGCAAACGCTTCACCTGGTGCGGGTAGAATTCAATGTCCCAATACTGACTTTGGCGTATTCTTTAGGAATCGTCTGATTATTCCACAACCAACGGACAGCAACTATACCGTGCTTATGTCCGACCTCTTGGACACGGACAACTACTACCCCGCAGAATCCCAATTCAGAATCAACAAAGGTTCAGCCGACTTCCTCGTAGGCTTTTACCCCTACCAAGAAGACCAGCTGATAGTGTTCAATCGTAACTCGATCCACATGATTAACAACATCGCGACCACCTCTGCCGCGAATACCTACGAGATCACCCGTCAGCACGGTTGCGTAGCTCGCAAGTCCATCGCTCAGAGTGGACCGCAAACATTCTTCCTGTCGGATAACGGAGTTATCGTCCTCAGTCCTTCGACTGATCCGGCAAAAGGCTTGGGGGTCGCTATTTCAAAAATATCGGGTGAAACAATTCCGATGACTCAGCCTATCCAAGATCAGTTTGATGACGTTAACTTTGCACACGCAGACAAATCATGCGGAGTGGTATTCGACAACAAATTCTTTTTGGCCGCCCCTACCGGATCTTCAACCGTTCCGAATGCCGTATTTGTTTTTTCGCTCTTATCGAATTCGTGGATCAGCGTAGATTCCTACCCCGCAATGTCGGGCAGTCTGGCATTCCACGTGGATGACTGGGTCATTTGCTCACACGGGAGCAACCCGACCAGGCGTAGACTCTTCGCGTGCAACGACACAGGATGGTATCTCATGGAGGAGAACACGATTGACGATAGTGGACGCAAAATCGGGTCCACCTCGGAATCGGGAACTACCGCAATAGCCGGGAAACTGGTCACCCGTGCTTACACGCTTGGCAATCAAAACGTCAAACGATGGAGACGTGGCCAACTCGGAGTGAACACGGTTGCATCTGATGCGTTCAACATCAAAGTCAATACGCTCGATCCCGACAAGTCCGAGACTGTTCTTAGCCACACGGCAGACTCAACGGAAGAAGCACTCTTACGCTTCGGTACGGGACGCACACGGGGTTATGGTGCGCAAGTTGAGATAAACGTCACAGCAGGAACCCCGTCCTTTCGTCACGTCTCCTTGGACGCAATCGCAGATGGACTCAATATACGGACGGAGGTTGCATAGTGGCCATCTCTGCATCAGTTCAACGTGGTTTTACATATAGTACGGGAGTTGATATTTCTGCCGCCAATCTCAACGAACTCGGAGTGCCTACCGTGACCATTGACGAATCAAACGTGAGCATCACGGGAGGCACGATAAGCGGATTATCTTCACCTATTGCAATTGCGGATGGTGGGACAGGAAGTGCAAACGCAACTGCCGCCAGGTCAGCACTAGGAGTTGGCACACTGGGAACCCAAGCAAGTGGTGCCATTGCCGTTACGGGTGGTACAATATCCGGTACAATAATGACGCTCAAATCCTATGCAGTGAGTGGCGTGCCATCCGCTAGTCCCGCAGGGCAAATGATCTATGTCACGGATGGTAACTCGGGAGCCGCAACAGTTGCAGTCTCAGACGGATCGGCATGGAAAGTAGTAGCCCTAGGAGCAACGATAAGCACATGAACGTCCTTGAGCAAACCAAGCAGTTCTACGACGAACTCGGCCTTGATATGTTCAAGGACATTACGATGTACTTGGGTTACGGATACGTATTTAAAACTCCCGACTCACTGCTGCTTGGCAAAGCGGTCAGAACGGATGACAAGACCCATCCGAGTTCTCAATGGAAAGTAAAAAACCCCAATGCATGGTATGTCCATATGGCAATTGGCAAAGTGGGAATCGGAGAATTCATCGAACGGATTCCATACGAGTTACCCTACGTCGGATGGATGAGACATTTCAAAAACAAACCAGTAAAATTTTACGACTTTAAAAGAATCAGTAGGAGGAAATAACAATGGGAAGTGGACCTGACATCAACTATCCGGCTCAACCGTCTTATGGCGAATCAATGGCCGAAGCTCTAAAAGCACAAGCTGAATTCCTGAAGGGAACAGGTGACTTTGCGGAGACAGGCAGCTTGGAAAGTCTGTTACCCTTGGAAGAAAGTGTCCGAAAGAAAACCGCGCAGACAGATACGGACGTCTTGAGACAGACGTTGTTGGGTACTGAAACAAAAACCAAGGTTGTGCGTGATCCCGAAACTGGCAAGTTTGGCATTCCCGATGGGGAGGTCGTTATGTCAAGTACCGGACCTGCTCCTGGTCAGTATCAAATGATAAGTGGTGCGGATGGGAGCATAAGTATCATGGATACGTCTACAGGTGGTATTTTACCGGAAGAACAAACTTTTGAAAAATTAGGATATATCGAACCTACTGGCAACATGTCCAAGTGGGACAGAAAAATGGATGGAATGGATGCTACTCCTTTTAAGGAATATCGTCTTACGGCAAAAGGACAGCAAGCAGGAATACAATTAGCGCAGGGTGGAAGACTAGAATCGGCCAATGGGGCCAAATATGGTAAAGCCGGAGAAGTAGGTATTCTTAGCCCATCAGGTTTCGGGGGCGAGAGGTTTGGGATAAATAACTCAGCGGCATCCCGTACAGAAAGAGGTGGTAGTTTCAATGCACAGACTGAAGCGGCGGATGTATTCAAAGGCTTGAATACCGCCACTCCAACGGAGATCAAACAAACTTTCCGGTTTAACGATCCAAACACAGGCAAACCACTAGAGGACGGACGAACCATTACGACTCGCGAAGGTGACGGAATGGTTGACTTGCTTGGCGATACTCGATTGCTCCAACAATTTGAAACCAAGACTGCAACCGCAGAAGACGTTGCACAAGGACTTGCCGAGGAAGTCGGAGATCAGTTTGTCGCCCCATCCGATGATACGAGAAGAGCGGGTTTCGATGACAAAGGAAACTTCCAAGGCTTATCCGTCCTAGCGGAAGATATCCAGCGGGGCAATCTGTCCCGTCAACGCGAAGCCGACTTGCAGGACGTCTCGCGACTATCCGGTCTGTACCAAGGAATCATGGAGGACTACAAGCCTGGTACGGCATCCGCCATGCAGGGTGCGAAGGACTTGATCGAGGAGCAAAAGGACAACCTACTCAGAGACGTCGGAATATCCGACCCCGCACAAGTCCAGTCCCAAGGAGTCCAAGCAGATCCGCTTAGACAAAACCTGATGCTACAAGCAAATGAAGCACTCGGTCAGGGACTGACTGACCGTGAGGAGCGTCAAATTGCTGAAGCCGCAAGAGCAAGGTCCACGCTCATGGGTAGAACCTTTGACCAATCCGGTGCAATCGCAGAAGCAGAAGCTCGCGTTCTCGAAGACAACCAACGCAAGATGCAAAACCGTGGGTTTGCACAATCCGTCCTTGGACAAGAAGCGGGAATTCAAACCGCAGACGATACCCGCAGAATGGGTGCTGATCAGTTTAACGTTGGAACGAAGATGGATGCCGAGAGACTGCGCGAATCACTCCGCCAACAAGGCTTGCTCGGTTACCTCGATGCCGCTTCTAGGATTTCCCAAATCGAGAACCAGGACCAACTCGATCCGTTCCAAGCGATACTGGGCAGAGGGGGAGGAACTGCACTTCAGCAAGGCCAACAGGTATTCGGACAAGCGGGTTACGGATTGCAATCTCAACCGCAATACTTAAATCCTGAAGCGGGGTTAGGCTTTATACAAAACCAAGCAACGAATGCCGCCAACATGTACGGGGCGCAACAAGCCGCCGCCGCAAATCGATCAGCGGGTATCTTCGGTGGACTCGGCGCATTGGGTGGTGGAATTGCGAGTGGAGTAATCGCAGGACTTTAAACAGGAGGACACAATCATGGCACAATTCTTCAGAGGAAACTACGGATCAGCACTTGGCCGGGTCGATACTCGACCAATCATTGAGGCAGGGCGAGCGCAGGGACAAATGTATGCCCAAGCGGGTAAAGACATTGGGGGCATGATCAAAGAGTATGGCCTTAATAAGCAGAAGCGGGAAGAGATGACCAACGAGATCGAGAGTGCTTTAAAGGTCAACCCTGACTACCTCACAAGAATGACATCTACGGGTATAGAGGCGGATGATAAAAAAGCACAAACCCGCATAGATAAACTTGCCAAGGGTGAACTCAAGTTGTCCGAACTCAAGGGCTTGGCGGGAGAGTTGGCATTGATGGAAAAGCAGGATCTAAAGGCACAAGCGGAACAGACAAGACTTCTCGCTCAAAGAACTGCACTGTTAAACCAACAACTAACCCAAGAGAATATTGCGGGTAAGCAACGCGATCGCGAAGAGGCACGCAAAAAAGACGCTTTTCGAGATAACTACTTCACCGGGCTTAATAAGGATTTGGATGAAGCACTTGATTTACTCAAGTCTGATCCTAACGCAAAGCTTGAACCTAAATTTGCCAAGCTTGTTGCAAATCAAAACATGGTAAGAAACAAGCAGGGGGATTTATCTTTTTACCAATCCGATCCAACGGAAGATGAGTTGAAGAAGATAGAGAAGGAATCAGCCGAGTTGGGACTTACGAAAACCAAACTAGAAGTTGAGGAAAAACAACAGCAGCCTGAGTTTGCAACTAAGGAAGAAGCGTTAAGTTTTGCCGAAACACTTCCTGAGGGAGTAAGTGCAAGGATATCGTCTGACAAGGATGGATTTAAGGCAGATTTGATTGTATCTGAAAAAGCGCGGATGGAAGATTTTGCCCCGATACCTGGCTACGATAATTACTATCAATTTGGACAGTATATTTACGAAGGAGATCCATCTAAGGGAAAACTTAGAAAGGTTGGTTCAGAAACATACGGGCAGGATATCAATTTGTTGATAAGAGTAATCGATGCAATGGAAACTCCGTCCTTGGTTGAGTATGAAAACGTTAAGAGCAGATCGACTAGAGATGGGGACAATTACGTATTTGTAAATCCGCAAACACAAGAAGAGGTTGAGTATCCATACAACGAAAGTCAGGAAAACAAACTAAGGGAACTTAATGCTCTTAGGGATCAATTGTCTATTCGTGGGCAAAATGTTCTCGATCTACGAACAAATCGGTAATGGGATCAATACAAGTATTAACGGACTCTGGCCTTAAAACCGTCTTGTTTGACGGTGACCAACCAAGCCCAATGGATATGGCTAGGATGCGTGAGGCTTTTCAGTACGAACCGCAACTGCCAATGAACGAAATGGGTGGTACGCAGACCATACCCATGACTCCGACCCTACCTGAAGCACCACCCGAACCTGCGCCACCACCGGAACTCAAACCCGATACCCTTACACCCGAACAACGGGAGATGGCCAAGGCTCAGACCAAGCAATACGAGCAATCGATGCAGGGTCCAGGCATGGGTACGGTAGCAACCAAGCTTGTAAGGCCAAGGTTTGCGGGAGAGCAACCATCACAAGGAGAGGTTGCCGCAGGAAAAGGAGTTGCCCGTGCCGTGGCAGGAACCACCGCATTTGCCAAGGGTATGCTTGGGGATGAAGAAGGTGCGAGTAGGATCGACGAGAACCTATCAAACATTCCGTATGAGCCTGGAGTAGCAGGACTAGCAGAAGGAATTGTACAGTTTGCAACTATTGCATCACCCGTAGCAGCCGCTGGCAAAGCTCGCGGAGCATCCGAGTTGGTTAAAGGTGCAGTAAGTGGAGGC